TCATCTCTATCTATTATACATCTCCAACCTCCGAAACCTTCTGCAGGTTCTGTAGATTCAAAATCATCCCATTGATGATCTGTTCCATTGGGTAGATTAGGATAAAGAGTATTTGAGGTTTGTCCTTCTTTTAAATACTTAGCAATAGTAGGAGTACCTATATGAGTCTGGTTAAGTCCTACCTGAGAAGAAGGTGTTTGTAGTCCTACTTTGTAGGTTCTTTTATCATCTACACCAGATCCTGCATCTTCTTCTGGATTTACTACTATCTTTATTACATACTTACTAGAGTAATCTCCTGCCTTTACAAAGATCATTCCTTCGTCTGTGTATCCCCCAACACCCATTGCAGCAGAACCAGTAGAAGATTTACAAACTGTTGTTCCTTCTTCTGAAACTACACCGTCTGTGGCTGCTATATCTACAGTTTTAGTTTTATTAATAAGGAAGGTGGTATCTGCAACAGTAGTTGCTACTATGTTGTCATTAACTCCTCCTGAAGTTGCTAAGGTATCAAGATATACTAGATCTGTAGAAGTAATATCTGTTGCACTAGCTACCGCAGCATGTGTATCACTTTTTACAGGAATAGAAGTTCCATCCTGATCATATATGGTTAGAGTTTTTGCTGTGCTAGATGCTGATCCACTTGCTCTAGTAAGAACCATTGTATACTCTTCATTCCTATCTCTACGAATAGTATGAACAAACGTATCATCTACTAAAGTACTCGTAATCTTTTGTTTGTGTTCTGTTCCTGGACGTTTCTCCAAACCTCTCGCAATGGTACTATAACCATTCACTTGCTTTTCACTTTGCGAGGCTAATCTAATCTCAGGAGGTTGCTGAGAAATCCCATTTATCATATTGGGAATAGAAGAAGAAACTAAAGGCATCAGGAGTATAGAATTCTTTGAGATTTAAGAAGGGAAGATCCTGCAGTACTACGATCTATAGCACGGTAAGTATCATAATTATCAAAAACATTGAAATCAGCTAATTGAGATTCAGCTTCTTTTAATGCAAATAAAGCTAATTGTTCATCTTTAATCTGTAATTTTGTCATTTCTCCAGAACCAATAATATTTTCTTGAAACTTTCTACCTGCTCGTAATGTAATATAACGTCTTGCTATTTCTGGAAGTTCTTCAAATTCAAGAAGGACAATCATGTCTACAACAACTGCACCTGTAAACTCAAATGTGTTCTTAGTACGGTCATAAAGCTTCTGATTCCTCATGACAATATCGCTATCATAATCCCTTGTTAAAGCTCTAGTATCTAGGTGTATGCAGTTGCTAGGTACACTAATATGATCAACTGAATTCGGACTTAGTGAATACCTTAAATCGGTATTGAATGCCCATCCTGCAGATTGAACTTCTCTGGAAACTGTATCAAGGGTAATAGCAGCTATTTCAGCTTCCTGAAGACCAGAATTCATTGTGTTTACTGGAGCTTCTCCAACACCAAAAAGCATTGAATTAATAGCATCTAGTTTGGATGTAAGTGATATAGCCATTTTAAGGGGAATATATTAAAAGAGGATAATTATTGGGGAGAGTAGAGGAGGATGGAGAACTACTGTTTCCTCCTCTACAAACGTGAGGCATGGCAAGAGGATTAACCACACCTCACAAAGAGGTTATTATGAAACAGGTGCAACAAGTGCTACTGCCATTGCTGGACGTAGTATGTTGTGACCCATTGCATATTTAGAAACGATTAATGTTCCCTGACGGTTGACCATATAATCAGTCTCTACCGAAAGGTCTAATAGTTTCACAGTTGCGACTGCATCTCTGTTCATGACCAATGCACGAACTTTCTCTCCTTCACCACCATAAGCAGCACCTTGAGGAAGATCGTAAACAGTTGTCCTAGCAGATTCTGGAGAAGCTAAAGGTCTATCTGCAGATGGAACTATACCAGCACGGGTAGCACCACTACCAGACATAGTCCAGAGATTAGTAGCCCAAGCTGCGGAAGTTCCAGTTCCAAGATGAGGAGTTCTAACTACTGGAATTCCTGCAATCGTTGGAAGATCTACATCTTTAATGGAACCACCACCACCTACATCTGTATTAAACATGTGTAGATTTGTGGTATCTTCACTATTAGTTTTAGCTTTAAACATATGATAGTAAATATCTGTTGCACAGACACATACTAAATCGTCTAGAGGTGCGCCAGCCATTTCTAGAATACGCTTAGCTTCAATCACTCCTTCCATGAATTTACTAGATTTCACAGAATCACCAACAGCACTTGCGTATGTCACATTGGTTGTATAATCTTCATCATCCCAAGGGACATCTCCTTGAACAAGAGCTGCTGATGCAGTCTTAGAAGTTGTCAAAGCTGCTTTAATAGCCATTCTGAGAATGTTCTTATCAGCAGCATAAGCTAATCCATAAGCAGCTTCCTGCGTGTAAACTGAGCGTATATCATACTGAGACATCGCTTCATCAATATTAGGGATGAATTGATTTACAATCAAGAGATCGTCAATAGTGACAATTCTCTCAGTTTGTGCCGCAGTAACTGCAGGAACGATTTCAGTTCCAGGACTATGATAAGCTGCGGTACGATGCTTACCTGTCATGATAAACTGTGCCGATTTACCCTTCTTAATATTTCGGGTTCTCGTATAGTTCATCATTATATTTTTGGTCTGAAAGGCGGTCATAACTTCGCCAGCATAGAGCTTTAGATATAGACTCCTAGCATCACCTGTCTCGTTTACCTGACCTGACCTATGACCTGTATAATTTTGTGCCATATTTGAATTTAATTGAGATTAAAATTAACTAGTTTTAAACTAGCACGATTAAAGTTACGGACGTTTACTCTATCGTTCTCAATTAAAGTTATCCTCCTCAGAGGGCAATAATCTTGTTCTGATGTTTCATTTCCGTATTACATAAGGTTTGAAGATCCTAGTTTCCTAGTTACTTCATCCCTGAAAGCAGGATCAGTCTGGTATTTAGGATCTCTCATAGCTTCAGACATTTGAGATAATGAACTGAATGCTCCTGAGCTTGATCCACCTGTTGATCCCTGCAATAAGTTTGGCGAACTTCCGTTTGCCATTTGGTATTGAGCGTTAAGAGACTTAATAGCAAATAAGCTATCGTTTTTATTTGTACTCTCTAACGCTCTGTTGAATGAGTCTATTTCTTCTTGAGCTAGATTATCTCCTGCCCATGCTACAAGCTCCTTATACTTCTCCTGACCTCCTACAGAGTTATATGCTGTCTCTGTAAGTTTATCTGAAATAGCTTCTTGACCTTGTATCCATGAGTTTACCATCTCAGTAGACATACCTTTGCTACCAAGTTCTGTGTATGACTCTGGAGATAATTCTCCTTTTTCTAAATACTCATTAGCGTATTTATTATAATCTAAACCTGCCTCTGCTAAGGTTTTATGAGCTTCATCTATTTGTGCTTGTTGTTGAGTAGAAATTGGAGTCTGCGGAGGTGGTGTAACCTCATCGTTGTTCGCCACAGACTCCGAATTGGATGACATTTTCTGCTCTAACTCTCTATAAGCTTTCGCCATATCTTCTGGACTATTAAACTTATCAGGTAGCCAATTCGGATTTCCGTCTTCTCTTTCTACTGCACCAGCCTCTTCTGCAAGCTGAACCATTGCTTGTTCATGCTCTTTACTTCCTTCTGGAGGTGGTGGAGCATCTTCATGAGTGCTTACTCGTTGGAATTCTGCCATATTTTTCTCCTCTTATATAAGTTAGTTATTCATTTCAGGTGGTGCTTGTTGAGCCATACCTTCGTTCATTCCTTTCATCATTTCTGGAGTAGCTTTTTCTGCTATACGTCCCATCAACTGCTGATTCTGCATTGCCTGTTGCTGTTGCATTGCTGCCTGTTGTTCCACTTGCTTCTGTTCTTCAGACTTTATAAGTCCTTCTGTATCAATTCCAAGTGATCCTGCAAGCCTATTAATGTAATCAGAAATATTAAGCTCTGCCATTGCTTGTTCACCAAGTGGTGCTAAGCTTTGTAAGAACATTCCAAGTTTATTGAGATCTTCTCCTCTACCAAGAGCTTCTACTCCTGTAACAATAAGAGGTTTAAGAGCATCTCCTGGAAGTTTAGGAATCTTCTTTTCTTTTCCCATTCTGTGCATTAAGATCTCCACAAGAGGAAGCTGAAACTCCTGAGATAGAATTGCATATACTCCTCCAAGAGCAATCTCAAGTTCCTGTCTTGCTACTCTGATCTCTTCTGCAGTTACTCTCTCTGCATCCCTTCGGATAGAACTATTCATCAGGAACACTCTAGAGAGGCGTGTCTGAAGCATCTGTATAGTTTGCTGAGCTATATTAAAGTCCTGAGATTTTCCAAGCTGAAGAGAAGATACATCATTATCATCTCCTGTAACTATTGCTCCATTCGGAGACTCTGCAAGTGTCTTAACTCTTGTAGTACCATTAGGTCTTACAAGGAATAATACCTTTGCTGCTGCTGCAGATCCTTCTACAATAGACTGAGTAAGAGACTCCAGAGACTTTAGATCTCCTAAGTATTCTTCTACATATCCTCGTCCATAGTCCTCACCATCCATGTGTGTGAACCTAAGAGCAATGAAAGGATTCTTGTCTTTAGTGAAACTTCCTTCTGATCCTGGAACTATCTGCCCTTCTAACTCTTGGTGAATCTTCCAGTTTTTTCCTGTCCATTTAATACAAGTATAAAGGTCTAGATCTTTAGTAGGATTTTCGGATTCTGGATCAGCTATTATTTCTCTTGCTCGTTCAGGAAGAGACAATGGAGAAAGGGATTCTTTTGTAATGATCTCTAAAGGATTACCCATAGAATCACGCTTAACAACATACCTATCTAGTCTGAATACTCTTATCTGTCCTTCTGGTGGAAGATAAATAAGTACGTTTCCTGCCACTATAAGCTGTTTTAAGGCTTCTGAGATAGGTACTCGTAGACCTCTAACTTCGATTTCCTGCATAACCATGCGTTCAATCTTTGCAAGACCTTCTTCTGCTTCTGATCTTTTATCTGCAAGAAGAGCTTCTAGTTCTGAGTTGTCTACTACTAAACGGAAGAAAGGTGCATTAGGTGGAAGCAAAGAAAGTAAAAGCTTAGAACTTAAATTGTTTACTCCTTCTGCTCCTATAGATTGAAAAGGAGTTAGAAGTTCTGTGCTTGCTCTATGATCCTGATCTGGCAGAAGACTAGGAATAGTATACAAAGAAGATTCTCTACCTCTTTGGAGATAGTGTTCTCTTTCCCCTCTGTATCTATCATATTTACTTTTGACTCCACCTTCTTCTTGATTATAAGCATCAGGATTGATTTCTGTCTTTGTTCTTTTTTTCTTGGATGAATATTCCATTGCTTATCCTATCCTCAATGATTGCCTAGCTCGTCCCTTGCTTTTATTTAATCTTAATTGTCCACGTGATTTATTCTTTAGTTTTCCTTTACGGCCTTTCATCTTTTCAAGTTCTACTTTAGTTTTAGGGTCTGGTGTTCCATGTATTTGTTGAGTTAAATCTTGACCAAGTCCTGCTACAGTATCATTCAACCAGTTAAACGTATCAACTCCTGCATCAGTAATAGCCCATCCTACTTCGTTTATAGGCTCCATGATGTCATCTAAAGTCTCACCTGTTGATACAAGTGCATCAAGTGTGTTTCCTCCTAAGCCAGCTTTAGTGCCTATTACATTCATTGCATCATTAACTGTTTCCGAAAGATTTGTTATTTGAAGATTTTGTAATGCGTTTTGAGTTCCTGTAGCTACTGCTTCTGTCAAACCTCCTAATTTTGTTAGATCTCCAGTGGTTTGTCCAAGCTTTGTTCCTAATGCTCCAACATTTTCTCC